TATATTCTATTAATAGACTAAGATTTAAGAAATTAGATCTTCAGTTTAAGGTATTGCTACGTGATAAATTTATGCACTACAATGGTAAATTAAGTAAAGTAGAAATTGATGCTAGGGGATGGGAATACGATCCTTTGAATGGTTTAACGGTACTTAAAGGAGATATGGATAAGTGGTATGATGCCGATCCATTAATACAAGAGCACCAAGCTAAAATGCATTACACTCAAGAACTTGTAGATACCCTAAAAGAAATACTTGAGAATGTAAAGTGGAGGCATCAAAATATCAAGAATATCATTGAATGGAATAAGTTCACTAGCGGAATGTAATAGGAATATATATGCCGACGTATAATTATGTGTGTAAGAAATGCAATTACGCATTTGAGCAAGTACAAAGAATAGTAGATGATCCATTGATAGTTTGTCCTGAATGTGGCAAAAGAGAATTAAAAAAACAAATATTAGCTAGTGGTGGATTTCAATTAAAAGGCAAAGGCTGGTTTAAGAGTGGTGGATACTAAATGACCCTTATAGATAAAATAGAAAAGAAGAATGGTAAATGGCATTCTTTATCTCAGCTGAGAGATTTTATCTCAGAAAACTCTAAAGAAAAAATTGTAGACTTTACAGGTTATGAATTAAAGACTAATAAGTTTACGTATGCATTATACAACGGAATTGTAACTTGGAAAAAATAATAGTTAAAAAGAAGAATGAAGTCTTTCTCCAGTTAGTGACTGAACCGGGGATAGAGATGGAAATCTCAGAGCACTTTTGCTTCTTTGTCGAAGGGTATAAATTCATGCCAGCATACAAAAATCGTATGTGGGACGGCAAAATACGCCTATATGATGTACGAAAAAAGGTAATATACGGCGGTTTACTTAAGTATTTAAAGGAATTTGCCGATGTTAGGGACTATGAACTCATTATAGAGGACAATTCGGTGTATGGTAGGCCTAATGCAACCGAACTACCTGACATAGATACCTTCCTTAAAGGTCTGTCACTCTCTGCTAACGGAGAAAGGATAACACCAAGGGACTACCAACTTGATGCACTCTCGTGCACCTTATCAGATAGAAAGGCGTTACTATTAAGCCCGACAGCCTCTGGTAAGAGTTTAATCATATATCTAGCAATTCGGTACTTTTTAGAATACCATGATCAAAGCATATTATTGATTGTACCTACAACATCTTTGGTTGAGCAAATGTATTCGGATTTTGCAGATTATAGTACTACTGATGATTGGTCTGTAGAAGAAAATTGCCATAAGATTTATGCCGGCAAAGAAAAGTATAATATTAGACAAAGAGTTATTATTAGCACTTGGCAATCGATATATAAGATGCAGACGCCATGGTTTCAAGATTTCGGTATGGTTATTGGAGATGAGGCTCATAACTTTAAAGCTAAATCATTAACATCTATATTGGAAAAATGTGTAGAGGCTGGTTATAGAGTTGGTACCACAGGAACTTTAGATGGTTCACAAACACATCAGTTAGTTTTGGAAGGTTTGTTTGGCCCAGTGTTTAAGGTTACTACAACCGCTAAATTAATTGAACAAAAATCTTTGGCTAGCTTAGATATCTTTGTATTACTATTAAAGTATAGCGATGAGTACTGTAAGTTAGTCTCTAAAATGAAGTACCAAGATGAAATTGATTTTATAGTAAGGTATGAACCAAGAAATAACTTCATAGCTAATTTGGCTATGGATCTAGAAGGCAACACATTAATACTATTTCAATTCGTAGAAAAGCATGGCAAACCATTACATACTATGCTTCAAGAAAAGTTTGATGTGTTGCCACGAAATGATAGGAGGTTGTTTTATGTCTCAGGTGAAACCGATGTGGATACGAGAGAACAAATCAGGGAGCTTACCGAGAAACAAGATGATGCAATTATTGTTGCTTCCATGGGTACTTTTAGTACTGGTATTAATATTAAGCGTTTGCATAACATTATCTTTGCTTCTCCGTCTAAGTCACAGATTCGGGTTTTACAATCGATAGGCCGGGGATTACGTAAATCTGAAGACGGTATAGATACTAAGGTATACGACATTGCGGATGATCTACATTGGAAGTCTAAAAAGAATTATACACTTGAACACGCAGCTGAAAGAATTCGAATTTACAGTCGTGAAAAATTTGATTATAAACTACACAATATTGAGATATAATGAGTATAGAAAACCTAGACATTAGACATTTCAAACTAACTAATGGTGAAGAAATCATTGGGCTTGTCAACAGCGCTACAGAGAATGCATTCATCATTGAACGACCTGCGGTCGTGCATGTATCCAATCTAGGGGTATATATGTTTTCATCTTGGTTCCCATTCTCCGATCAAAATCTGTTTAAGATACTCAAAACTTCTGTCGTTATGCAGAGTGGTATTATTGAAGAGTCAAAACATTCTTACATTCGATTCTGTACTAGAGAAGACGATGCTACTCCTGATAGCATTGAAGATTCTTATTACGATGATATTGATGAAGATGATTGGAATGCATCCGGTACGGATCATATAGGTAAAGAAACGGTTCATTAATTATAGTATACCCCTAACCTCCCCGGTAACATCTATATTATATCACACTTTTGAGCATTTGTACATCCTTTTATGCAAAATAATTAAAATAAAATAATGATGTACATTGGTCGTATTTTGTGTTATAATAGACTATATTAAAGGAGATACAAATGACTACAAAAGCAAAAGCAAAACCACACTACGTTAACAACAAGGAGTTTTCTTTGGCTGTTGTTGAATACGTTAGATCTGCAAATGAAGCAAAGGAAAAAGATCTTGAAGTTCCTAAGGTAACTAATTATGTAGCAACATGCTTCATGAAAATATCTGAAGGACTATCACATAGACCAAATTTTGTTCGGTATACATATCGAGAAGAAATGGTAATGGACGGTGTTGAAAACTGTTTAAGAGCAATCAATAATTATAGAATTGAAACTGCTACTAGAACAGGTAACCCTAATGCATTTTCATACTTTACTCAAATTTGTTACTTTGCGTTTATTAGACGTATTACCAAAGAAAAGAAGCAGCAAGATATTAAGTTTAGATTTATAGAACGAATGGGTATTGAAGATTTTGCAGCTATGGGTATGGACTCTAATGGAGCACAGCAAACTATGGAGTATGTAGATCAGTTGAGACAAAGAATTGATCAGGTTAAAACCAAGGATGCTAAGATAAAAGAGTTTTCTAAGATTGAAAAAGAGAAAGATAAACTAGAATTATTCATGGTATAACCCTATGAAAATAGCTATATTAAACGATACTCACTGTGGAGTTCGGAATTCCTCTGATATATTTTTGAACTATCAAGCTAGATTCTATGAGGAGATTTTCTTTCCTTATCTAAAGGAACATGGAATCACTAATATATTGCATCTTGGAGATTACTATGAGCACAGAAAGTTCGTCAACTTTAAAGCTCTCCATGCTAATCGCAAGCATTTTCTTGAGCCTATGCGTGATATGGGCATTACTATGGATATCATTCCTGGTAACCATGATGTGTATTTTAAGAACACCAATGAACTATGTTCCCTTAAAGAACTTCTTGGATACTTTACTAGCAATGTAAATATCATAATGAAGCCGACAGTTTTAGATTATGATGGTTGTAAAGTTGGGGTATTACCTTGGATTAACAGTGCTAACTATGAAGAATACACTAAATGGGCTATGACATGCAAAGCTTCTATCCTTGGCGCTCACCTTGAGCTAAAAGGTTTTGAACTCATGGCTGGTATAACCAATCCTCATGGAATGAATGCTGACATATTCTCTAGATTTGAAACTGTTATGACTGGCCATTTTCACACTAAATCAAGTCAAGGTAATGTTCATTATCTTGGAGGCCAAATGGAATTCACTTGGTCCGATTGCGATGATCCAAAATACTTTCATGTATTAGATACTTCAGATCGATCTGTTACTCCAGTTCGTAATCCAATCACCATGTTTAAAAAAATAGTATATGATGATACTAATACTGATTATAGTAATGTTGATGTTAAGCAATACGAAAACATGTTTATTAAGCTAATAGTTGCAACTAAAAACGATTTATATATGTTTGATAAGTTTGTTGATAAACTACAAAGCATTGAAACCCATGAGTTGAAAATTGCTGAAAGCTTTGAGGAATATCTAGGAGAAAGCGTTGAAGATAGTAAAGTATCTCTTGAGGATACAACTGAACTTCTTGATTCATATGTCGAAGCTGTAGAAACTGACCTTGATAAAGACCACATCAAAGTTGAGTTAAGAAAACTATATACTGAAGCACAAAACTTGGAGGTAGTGTAATGTACCAACAATCACTTGACTTACAATTTCCACTTACACAACAAATATCGTTTGACTTTCCATATGAACCAGAGAGCATATACTGCCAAACCGGTGTGTTCGATGGATTAAGCAATTCGGGACTGTCCATAACTGGTACCACAAACTCTGGATTGAGTGTGACGCAGTTACAAGTGACTGATAATGGACTATATATTCGTCAAGAAAATAAGTCTTGGCTAAAAACTAAAGTTGCTAATTGGTTAGGAGTTAAGTATTTATGATCCTCTTTAAAAGTATAAGTTGGTGTAACTTTCTTTCGACTGGCTCAGATACAATTAAGATACAACTTGACAGAACTCCATCAACTCTTATAGTAGGCTCAAATGGAGCTGGCAAATCTACTATGTTAGACGCTTTATCATATGGATTGTTTGGTAAACCACATCGTGATATTAAGAAAGATCAATTGATCAATAGTATCAATAAGAAAGGCACTGTAGTTGAAGTTGAGTTTGATGTCGGTAATTCTGAGTTTAAGATCATTCGTGGTATTCGTCCGGGTAAGTTTGAAATCTGGCAAAACGGCAATCAAATAAACCAAGCTTCTAATGCCCGCGATTTCCAAAAGTACTTAGAACAAAACATCCTTAAGTTGAATCATAAATCATTCCATCAGGTTGTAGTTCTAGGAAGTAGTTCTTTTATTCCCTTTATGCAATTACCTAC